ACCGGCGAAACTATCGGACAGAAAGAGACCCCCAGTGAGCCAGGCACACCGAGCGCACAAGGCGAAGAAAGTGCGAGTGAAGAAAGCCCGAGTGAAAGCAGCACGGCGCAAACTCCGCTAAAGACGCAGGAAGCAAAGGCGTTCGCTAAGTTCATTAGCCGACCACGCTCACGAGAGTTCGAGTTCAAGTACCACACGCCCGAAGAGGCCGAAGTCTTGAAAGCGCAGATAACCGATACCCCAAAAGCCCGTTCAACTACTAAGGCCGAAACGCCTGCCATAGTTGCCCGTCGGCGCAAGGTCTCCGGCCACTACGCCCCACTCATCCACGAGGCCCTCAAAGCCTCTGTGACGGGCGTAGAGACGGCTGTGCGCCACGCTATGACCGCTAACACCGCCAAGGCTGCGAAGTCCAACAAGGACAAGAACGACGCCAAGGCGGCGGTGGACAATAACGTCACGTTTGACCCGAAGAAACTGACTGACCTCGTGGGCGCAGTTCACGCCGAGGCCGGTCTGGTCGGCACTGACGACGCTGTGACCCAGTTGCCCGAGGAAGCCGGTGCTATCGCCGCCTCGCCAATGGGGGCGCTGTCGAACGCTATTGACTGGTCTACGTGGGCTCCTGGCAACGTGCCAGCCGCTCAGAAAGTCGCTGGCGCAGGGCTCAAGGCTCTAATGGAGTCGGCAGGTGTCACTATCAAGGGCATCTCAGACACCACCTCTGAGCACATCGGCAACATCATCGCTGACGGCTTGGCGCAGGGATCCACCTACGCCGAGATAACGCAGAACATCTACGACTCCTACGCCTTTAGCGCCGAACGAGCCGCAGTCATCGCCGCCACCGAAGCCGGACGAGCTGCGAACGCATCAGTCCTCGACGCCTACCAAGTGGCCGGACTCGAGGAATACAACTGGGAAGTGTACGACCCGTGCGACGCCTGCCTCACGATGAGCGAGGAGAACCCTCACGCCGTGACAGACGAGTTCCCACCGCTTCACCCCAACTGCGAGTGCTTCATCACTCCTGCTATCTAACCGGAGAACCAATGACCGACAACATCAAGAGCATCTACCTCGGAAACCTGACCGCCAAGCGTGGCCCTGACGGATTTATGTACGTCAAGGGTCTGGCAACGGACGACACGCTCGACCTCGACCAGCAGGTCTGCGACCCAGCCTGGCTCGCTAAGGCTATGCCAGCGTGGATGGAAATCGGGAACATCCGAGAGATGCACGGATCTAAGGCTGTCGGCAAGGCTACCGAAATGGAAAAGACCGGAACGGGCTTCGTAGTCACTGCCAAGGTCGTAGACCCAATGGCCGCCACAATGGTCGATGAGGGCATCTACACCGGCTTCTCCGTAGGCATCAAGGGCGCTCGTGTCGTCAAGGACGAACGTGCTCCTGGTGGGCGCATCGTGGACGGCACTATCGTCGAGGTATCACTCGTAGACCGCCCAGCCAACCCCTCGTGCAGTATCGAAATCGCCAAGTCAGTAGACGGCGTACTAGTGAAAGGGTCAGCCGTGACCGAGATTGAAAAGGCTGAAAGCCCAGCGCTGAACGCCGAAGCAGTAATGACCGAAGAGCCTGGTACTCGTGACGAGGTACTTGACCGTGACTCCCCGTTCTTCTGCCGAGCCTGCTCTGGCACTGGCAAGAAGTCCAACGTCGAGGGCAACACCCAAGAGACGGACTGCGATGTCTGCGGTGGCACTGGTGAGCAGCCCGAGGGCCGTTCAGAGTTCGCCGAGCCGAACCGCCAGTCAATCCCCGAGCAACTCGACAACCGTGATATGAAGGCCGTCGAGCCCGAGGTGGAGAAGAAAGACTACACCGACGCCGAGCGTGAGCAGTTGGCCGAGTCCGGCGAGGCTATGCCAGGTGGGGGCTTCCCAATCAAGACGCTAAAAGACCTCCGCAACGCTATCCAGTCAATCGGACGGGCGAAAGACCCCGAGGCCGCCAAGGAGCACATCATCGCTCGGGCAAAGGCTATGGGCAAGGAAGAGCTCGTCCCTGCCGCTTGGCGTGGCTCGGACATCGGCGCTACCAAAGCCGCCGAGGGACAGACCCACGACGCTGCCGAACTGTCGGCTATCCGTCAGGGCCTCATCAACACAATCAAGGCCGAGCTCGACGAGATGCTCGACGGCGACGACAACGAGATCTGCGACGTTCGTGAACTCCTCTGCACACTGGAAATGTTCCTGTGCTGGTGGACTGACGAAGCCTCAGAGAACCAGGTCGAAGCACCATTCACCGGCTGGGACAACTCAGACGACTACCAAGGAGACACAATGGCCTATGTAGGACTCGGCGTATCAGCCGACCTCATCAAGAACGCAAGCGCAGACACAGCGACCCCTGAAGTCAAGGACGAACTGCGCTCCGAAATCGTCAAGGCGCTGGGCCTTGAGGAAGTCATCTCGGCTAAGGCTGAGTTGAGCAAGGCAACAGAGGAGATTGAACTCCTAAAGGCTGCGCTCGACGAAGTGAAGTCAATGGCTGCACCTGGCGGGCCTGCTCTCCGAGCAACCCGTGAACAGACCAGCAAGTCAGCAGCAGTTTTGGCCCGTGAGGTCGAGGCACAGCGATACCGCAACCTCGCCGCACAGATCACCGACCCTGCACTCCGCAACCAGTACCTCGAGACCGCTCGAGCGCTGGAAGCATCACTCTAACCACTACCCAAAGGAACCAGAATGGCACTCGCCGCTCCCTCCCTTGACCAGCTCTTCCACGGCCTCCCAGCCGACGAGCAGGTCAAGCGCTTTGAGGCTTACAAGTCAGCCTTGAGCACCGTCCACTCGAACACCCTCGCCGCTTCCAAGCGTGGAGAAATCTCGTTCGACCCAACCCGTGGCATCCAGAAGTCCGTGAACACCGCTTCACGCATCTCGGAACTGACCACCGAAATCACCAAGGCTGTTTCAGGCGACCAGTTGGCCGCCGTTCAGTCCTCGCTCGACGGCCTCGCCGACCTGCAGAAGGACTTGACGCTGACCAGCCCACTGAACAGCACTATCTCGGGCGTCTCGGGTCTCGTACCTTACGACCTCGACCCAGTTCTGTCGCTGCTCATCCCCAAGGAACTGTACCTGCGCAACAGCATCGCCCGTATCAAGGCACAGGGCCAGGCTCTCGAGTTCCGTCGCATCACCGGCCTGTCTAACGCAGGCGTCGGCGGTGTCGGTCAGACCTCGTCGTTCTTCAACAGCACCTCTGCTTCAACGTCGTTCGGTGGCGTCTCGCTCAACCGTCCTACGAAGATCACCTACGCCGCAGACAAGATTGTCAAGTCGTTCGTGGAACAGGGTCTGTCGGACAGCGTCAGCCTCCAGGCTGAGTTCGCCGGTCAGGGCTACACCGACCTGCGCCAGTTGTCGCACACGTCGCTCATCTGGTCGCACTTCCTCGCCGAAGAGCGCAATATGATGAACGCCGTTTCAACGGCTCTGCCTACCTCGGCTCTGACTTCAGTGACCGCAGCCAACGACTCAACCGGCTCGGGCCTCCCTGCCACGTCGAGCTCGGCTGTCTACATCACCCTGTCATCGGCCTACGGTGAGACTGCTGGCGTTTCAGCCGGTACTGTCACCAACGCCACCGCAGGTAAGGGTGTCTCGGTCACTTGGACTGGCACGGCTCCTTACGGCGCTGTCGCTGTGAACATCTACGTCGTAGTTGGCTCAACGACCTACAAGGCCACGACCCCAAGCCTCGCTTCCGGTGTCGCTGGTCTGTCGTTCGCCGCTATCTCGGGAACCTACCCAAGCACCGACGGCTCCTACAACGCCTACGCTGCTGGCGCTAACTCGGGCTCAGGCTACGACGGCTTCATCAGCACCATCGCGTCACTTGGTGGCTACCAGAACCAGTTCAACGCAACTGTGTCCTCACAGACGGAGCCTGTTGGCTTCATCCAGGACGCCCTCGTGTCGCTGTTCAACAGCTCCATGGCTGACCCCGAGGTCATCTTCACGACTGCTGCTGTTCGTCGTGCGATCTCCAAGGCTCTGCAGCAGGGTGGCAACTCAACGTCCTACCGCTTCAACTACGCAACCGGCACTGACGGTATCGCAGTTGGCGCAATGGTCACTGGTGTTGCCAACGAAGCCACGGGTACGATGCTTGACCTCGTCACCCACCGCTTTATGCCAGCCGGTACGTTGCTCATCCACACGAAGCAGTTGCCATTCCCCGACTCCGGCGTCAGCCAGACCGTGGAAGCGCACAACGTGGTGGACTCGATGATTATCGAGTGGCCACAAATCGGCTTCTCGTACGACATCAGCTCGTACACCTACGGCTCACTGGCGTTCCGTGCGCCAGCGTGGTCGGGCATCGTCACCGGTATCACCGGCTGATAAGCCAACCTCGCTAGGCCACTGCGCCTAGCACCGAGGGTTGAGCGAGGCGGTGGGGTTTCATTCCCCTTTCCCCCACCGCCTTGCTCCCCTCCCAGTCGTGAAAGGAGAAATATGCGACTCGTTGGATCCGACAGAAACCTCAAAGAGGTGACTATCAACGACGGAGCAGTAATACCAATGCAGAAAGACGGCACGTTCCACGTAGAGGGAGCAGCCGCTCGAGCACTGGTCAAGTCCGGCGACTTCGCTGTCGCTGGCACGAACTTCCGCCACGTTCGCCAGGGCTTCACCTGTACGGACTGTGGCTTCAACGCACTCATCCGTGACCGATGCGGCAAGTGCGGCGGCACGAACTTAGAAGAGGCTTAAATGGTCGTAGCACCGTTCTTTCAGACCGAGGGATTAATCGAGCCCTACGTCTCGCTCAACGAAGTCAAGTTCAGCCCCACCGCTTCGGCTATCGACTTCTCGAACCTCATCGAGAACGCTAACCAGTTGGCACAAGACCGAGCACTCCTCGAGCTCATCAAGCGAGCCTCGTCTATGGCCGACATCTTCTGCTACGGCAAAATGGGCTCGCTCAACGCTACGAGCAACACCGAGAACGGCTGGTATCGCCCGAACCGAGACGGCAACATCACGTTCAGCCCCTCGTTCACGCCTATCCTGGCAGTCACCGACGTTCAGGTCGGCTGGGGGCCTGGCTCTGGGCTTCAGGAAATCACTATCTCCACGAGCAACGTGGCCATAGATCGTGACCAGTTCATCCTAACTGCCCCCTCGACGCTCGGCCTCTACTTCGGCTCCCTCGGCATCGCCGGTGGACGCTGGGGCTACCAGACCAATATGTGGTGTCAATACACCTACATCAACGGCTGGTACAACTCATTCCTGACAACCTCCGCTACGGCTGGGGCCACGACTATCACGGTCAATGACACCACCGGCCTCTACGCCGGAATGAACTTCTCTATCTGGGACGGGATGAACGACGAGTACGTCGAAGTTGCCTCGATTACGGGCAACGTCATCACCCTCGAGAGCCCCCTGCTCTACAACCACGGCCTCGGCGTGAACACCTCAACGCTCCCAGCAGCCGTGAAGCAGGCGGTCATCCACCTGGTCGTCGCTCTGGTCAAGGAGCGTGGACAGGGCGGTCTGGTCATCAACGAAATCGGCGAGCCCACCTCGGTCTCAGGCCGGACGGAGAGTTCGACCCACGATATGATGCTGGCCTACGACCTCCTCGAGCCTTTCAAGGTCATCGGCGGTCGCCAGTGAGCCGGACAACGGTACGCACCCAGTTCATCAACTACTTCAACTCGGCTGGCATCACCTATCTGTCCGAGGTCAAGAACTTCCCAGCGAAGTTCACCCCCGAGGGCGAGTTCTACGAGGGGCAAGACCCAGGCCACCAGCAGGGCTGTATCGTCTACCCGTACATCGAGACGCAGAACGAGAAGCGCATCGAGCTCACCGGCGCTACGGGTGGCGGCAAGGAAATCGTCTACGAGGTGGTGTTCACCTGTATCTTCCGCTCCAACAAGCGAAAGACCGAGGATGCTGGCGTGGACGCTGAGACCTTTCTGGACTCGTTCACGAACGCTATCCGAGCCTCAAAGAACTGCGGCGGCAACGGCCCTATCTTCCAGTGGGGCGAGGGTCTGACCAACGGCGGCCAGGACATCGAAGTCACGTCC